AAACTTTGGGTTTGACATCAAAGTTTCTTTGTCTGCTTCGCAAGCATTTAATAACTCTTGTTTCCGCAACACGACATTTTCTAAATGATTCTCAAGCACAGCAAGGTCAAGGTCGAGAACTGGTTGGGCAAACATATTGATGGTCAAATCAATTAACCTAAACTCAATCGCAGGAAACCCTTCGCTAAGAACCTCAAAAAGTTTTTTAGTTAGCCGCACATCTTGTTTACAGTATTCAGCGTATCTAGCTAACTCGTCTTCCCTAAAATCTACTAACCGCTTACCGATTGCGTTTTCGACTTCGGTTCCTTTTTGTCCGATGTTATAGTAGTCGGATAACTTTTTGAGACTTCCTCCAACCTCCGCACCATGCAAAGCCCTTGCCATGCTAAGAGTGTCAAGCCACCCCCTAGGACGAACACCAAATTTCCAAGAAAGGATAGCGGCATCAAACATAGTGTTGTGAGCGAGACAAAAACTCTCCTTCCAGTTATATGACAAGAGTATTCTTTTAAGATCTTCAAATCCTCCTGTGTGCCATTCTTCTTCTCCATCTCCTTGCTTGATACAAAACCCAATGATTTCAAATCTTTCATCTCGCACGTACTCCTCTGTAGTTAGTTTAGAAAGTGAATATTTCTTATCGTAGTAAGTCTCAAAATCAATCGTAATTATTTGCATATTTCCACTTCTGCTTCGGTTTCTACCCATACTTTAGCACCACAACTTAAAGGTTTATCTGGAGAATAAATAATCTTAGACTCTCCCAAAACTTTTACCTCGTGGCAATAAGTATTACTTTTGCTAGTTTTAATAGTTATTACTGGCTCTCTTTCAGAATCAGGTTTTTTGCTATTAGACCTAATCTTGTGTTGGTTTATGTGTATTCTCTTTTTCAATTGCCCATATTTCTTACAGTTGTTAGGTCGCCCTCGAATGCGTGGGTGCCTATGTGTTTTAAATGAATGTTAAGGTCTACAAAAACTTTACCACCATGCTCTCGCCACAACTCACAGAAATGATAATCTTCAGATAGTAATGCTCCTGTGCCATCTATACTTGTGTCAAAGTATTGTCGTACGATTGGTTTTATATATTTACCAGTTGGGTCTTGAAGTGTTGATGATCTATACTCTGGCACGTGTTGTTCTAACTTCTCAAACACTTCTCGTTTAATCATCATAAACCCTGTACCTGCATGGCGTACTTCTAATAAACCTCTGTTGTCTAGTTCTACTTTTGTTTTGCCATGAGGTAGGTTTAGTACGAATTGCGATGCGTAGTAACTCAAATCTTTTCTGTTTAGTTGAACAGCTTGCCTAACTCTATCCCAATCAATTTCTTTTTTAGGATACAAAGCACAAACTACATCTCTATCTGCATCAAGTAGTCTGCCTACGGCGTCGGCTTCAAAATACATATCCGCATCAACGAACATCAGGTGTGTGCAATCGGTGTTCTTTAGGAACATTCTCACTAACTCATTTCTAGCGCGCGTTATTAAGGACTCGTTCATAAGGTTAGCAAGAAACGCTTCAACCTTCCGTTCTCGTAGATTATTTATAGTGTTTATTGTTGCGATTGTGTAGTGTCCTGTACACATACCGCCATACATAGGTGTTGCAATTAACACAGACTTTTTCTTTGTTGGCTCCCCCACATTTACACCAATCTCAGAAACATAATCCCCAATGGTAAAAGATTTACCAAAAAGTTCGCTTTCCATACTACCTCCTATATGTACCAAAAACTGTGCCTTTGTCAGAATATAAAAACATACACATTGCTTCTTTCTCTACAAAGGTGAAATCGTCTAAGGTTGCGTCATTCCTGCCTAACACGTAACCATCGTCTTTACCAACCGTGTAA